TGTTCAATTGATGCATTTGGTATTTCTCGTTACTTCACTAGAAATGGTGGTCGCAGATATACATATGTTGAGCAGTCACTTACTGGAATCGGTCAAACACAGGCAAGTCCATTACAACCCAATAACAACTACTTGATTAATACTACTAGTAGTAATAATGTTGTGATGTATTTACCTGAATACGCAGAGACAGGTGATATGATAAGATTTGTTGAAGTTAGTGGAAATCTAACATATAATACAAGTCTAGTATTAAGAGCACTTAAAGTCAACAATGTACCAGTCGCTATTCAAGGTGACACAACTGGTACTAAGATTCAAGCAGGTGCTGGACAATTAATTACTGCTTGGGATAGTGGTGAACTTGTTGTTCAAACAAGAAACGCATCATTTGGTTTAATATATGTCGGTGCAACAGATGCTGCTGGTGATCCAAACGCATCTACAATTCCATCCAATTTACGTGGATGGTGGTTAACAGAACTCTAAGAATAACATGGCACAATTTTATAGTTCAATTAAAACAATGAAATCTGCTCGTATCGGCACAATAATGCCGTGGGCAGGTGATGGTAATGAAGGTTTTACTATAGCGAATTTACCGAAGGGGTGGATTGTTTGTGACGGACAACTTAAAGATGCTACTGATTATCCTCTACTTGCATCGGAACTGGGCAAGACATATGGAGGAACTATGCAAGGAGTGTTCCCTAATTATTCAGGACAATTTAAACTTCCTAATATTGGAAACAAAGTTTTGATTGATTTAGAGAATAGTATGCTCAATGATACAAAATATCAAAATGGTCAATCTGATGCATTCACTGTAGTAGGAAGTCTAGTTGGTGATGGTTCTGGTGATGACGTAGGAAGTGATTTTGGTCCTGATGCTACTCCAATAACATATAATGCATTTGCTGATATTGATTTTACTTTCAATAATCCAAACATTTTATTATCTGGTAGATTTACTGGACAAACAATTAGTGATCCAGACTTTTTTACTAGTATTAGTACGATCAATAGAAAATTAAATATTAATCATACACCAGCACACCAACATATAGATACTTTTACTAGTGCTATTGCTGGATTTGGTGGACCTCAAATTTTTGATACTATTGGCGTAAGCATTGGTGGATCAACGAATCATCCTAACGGTACATGTAGTAGTACAATTGTTTCTAGAAATAATGAATGTTCAATTACAGGTGGTGAATCAAAAGCACCAAGTTGGCGAGAGGGTTCTACTTTTCTATCGTATTATGGTAATGAAGATTACGAACATACCTTACCAGTAGCAAGTAGATTTCATTTGTTTCAAAATGATCCTGGTGTAGATTATTGGTCAACAGTGCCAGCACCATCTTGGCATGATGGCACTCCAACAAGAGTTAGTCCTCAAGGAGCAACACAAAGTGTAAATAGACCAGCTACAGGTGAAGCCACACCTGCGTTTACATATGAACCATTTGATAATGATCCTACAACAACAACTAAACCAGTTCATTATCACCCCTCATGGACAGGATTGCATCCTAGACCACAAGTTAATAGTAATTATAGAAATTATTTTGGTGCAAGTACAGGCAATACATATAATGGTCTTGATGACAATCCAGAAGATCCAGCAAATCATTTTATTGTTAGTAATGTTGACGTGGTTGCTGGTGTAGATGAAATTGTATTACCAACAGGTACAGATATTAGAACTGGAAAAGTTGAAGGTGCTGGAGCAACTGCTCAAACATATTACATTGAAGATAAAATTCGTCCATATAAAGTAGTAGATGGTGAAGGTATTCAACCTGGCACTCATATTACTAAAGTAACTAGAACAGGCAATGATCTTGCTAGTTATGTTTACACAATTGAATTAAGTGAAAATACACTTCCTTCAGCTAGTAGTGGTACTACCTTAACATTTATGGAAGGAACATTTGCATCTACAGTCAATAATATTGGTTCTATGGATCCCAATGACTCAACATTTCAATCACATAATCATGGAACAGTTGATGTACAAATGTCTGCTGGATCATTAAAACCACCCCCATCATTTGCATTAAGTAATGTTGGATTAGGAAATGTTGTTCCTCAAAGCGAGGATAATGCACTAAATATTACAGTAACTGTATCACAACCAGCAATGGCAGCAGTATACATTATCAAGGCATACTAGTATGGCAACAATATATTCAAAAGAAAGAGGAAAGTATGGTAATATATCTGGTCAAATAATTGTATGGCCTGTGGAAACGGATGGTAACATTAATTCTTCTACTGCTAAAAGAGATTTACCAGCAGGGTATTTAAGATGTGATGGTACTGTATACAATGCTCTTGACTTCCCTCAACTTGCTGCTATTTGTGGTACAGGAACTAATGGTAAATTTGTTAGGAAGGATCTTGCTGGTGTTGCATTGCAATCAGTGAGTGATCAACAATTTGTAGTGCCAGATTTAGGATCTAAATATCCAAAACCAACTGGTAGTGCTGGTGGTGGTGGAGTATATCAGAATATTAGAGTTACTACAGCAAATGATGTTGAAAAAAGTCGCTCTGGTATTGGTATTGAAGCACAAGCAATTGCTGCTACAGATGGTGTAATTAATGTTTCATACACTGGGAATTTTGTTGTGCCAACTGTTGAAATGCCAATGAGGGGAAGACCAACGTGGACTGTTGGTACAACTGCTGGTAAAAGAACTGAAACTGAAGCAGTTGATGCATCTGCATTGCATGGTCATATGCACTTTCATAGTGGTACTAGAACTAGATTAAAATCTAGAGCAGAAGTAGATGAAAATTCTCCAACCACTGTTTTAGATCCTTCACCAGTAAGTCCTGTTGGACTAAGGAATGCTTCAACAATTCCTTTACATAAATGGATTGTTGCTACTTCAGATCCTGGTGGTACTGATCTTTGGCCAGGTAATGCTCAACAACCATGTAAAGCAATTGCATCTAACTTGAGAACTTCCAAAGCAAATGGTGGTGAGGGAAAGTTTGGTTACGATGTCGGCAATATGAACATAACTCCTCTTGCCTATAGTAATGCATGTATTAATAATGATCAAGATATTTCAAATTCGTGGAAATACTACTGTTTATTACCAGCAGAAAATTATTTAAATGCTAATGGTATAGATACAAAAGGTGGAACGCCACAAAGTCCTGGTAGTTCAACTTTAGCATGGAAGGATTATCCAATTACCGATCCCCCACATTCAGTAACAACTGATTCTACCTCTCAATATGAATTGAAGGTAGCATTTAACGCTCTTTTTGCTTGTGTAACACAAAGTGGTTATCCTAGATCTGAATCTAAAGATGTAGATTTTGATGCTGCATATATACCAGGTGCTTCAGGTGTTCCAGTTGATTGGAAAGATACTAGTTGGTCAGATTCAATGCCACTTCAAATGAATGATTTGCATCCATTTGCAGGTGCTGATATATCTGCAACTACATCTAATAACTTTGATCAAAGTACTCCATTATATACAGGTGGAGACGATCCAACAGAACATTTTCACAAAATAGATATAGAAAAAGAAGATCATGCATATAGTTTAAAAACAAGTGCTACTGAAATTTCAGCAGATTTATTGGAGACCAAGTTACAACTATCTACTGATAATGCAAGATCTGTAGACAATGTAGTACAACCCTTTATCATTTTAGAATACCTTATTAAGATCTGATCAATGACAGTATCATCACCACCAACCTATAGAAATACTAGACCAAACTATTACACAGATAAAGCATCTGATAACAGTCCTGTTGGTGCTATTGTTAATACTTTTAAGGCAACTACTGATGTTTATGATAATCAGTATACACCAGTAAATTCTTATACAGTTACCATTGGTAACGCTAATACACAAACTAATCCAGAACATCAATATCCTGGATATTTGTATTGTGATGGTGCTGAATATGAAATTAATGATTTTCCAGCATTATATTCTGTTATTGGTAATGATTATGGTGGTTCTTCAAGACAAGGAATAGAAATTACTAATGGTGGTAGTGGGTATGCTGCTGGTACTACAATAGCATTTGATGCTGCACCGACTGATGGTACTACCATAACAGCAACTTTAGTTGTTGCCAATGGTGTAATTATAGGTACTAATATTACTAACTTAGGAGCAGGGTATACACAAGAACCTTCATTCACTCTTGCTAATACAGGTGGTGGTAGTGGTCTTCAATTAGAACTTAATTTTGGTAATGGTGGACAATTACAAGCAGTTGCATCAGAGAATGTATATGATCATTGGGGATCTACGAGAAGTTTAGGAACATTCATAGTACCTGATTTAAAAACTAGAAAGGTTGTTGGATATGGTAATGTCTATGGACAGGGAACACCTAGTATTGGTTTACTTACACTCGGTGCTGGTGGAAACAATGGTGTCATAAAGCAAGGTGGATCGTGGTATTTTGACAAAGGATCTCAAGCAGGATATTTTTCTCTTGGTTCTATAACTACAACTGGTTATACTAATATTACAGATGACGTATCAACTAGAGTAATTGGTAGTCAAAAAATTCATATTACAATGCAAGAAAGGAGATTGCAAAGAGTACCTGATCATTCACATTTCATTTATAGTACAGAAGCTGACGATACCTTTACATTTCGTAGTGCTATTAGTGGTGACAGATATTTGGTAAATTATAGAAATCAAAATGCACGTTTAACTGGTTGGTTCCCCATTGGATTACATTTCCAACATAAACATGGTTTGTCTAAATCACCACTTTCATCAAACGAAACAGCAACATACGATGTATTTGACTGGAGAGCTGGTGCTGAAGGAACTGGTAGTATTAAATACACATCACCTGATTTCTATTTTGCATCAGGTGGTTCTGATGCTGGTACGTATGAGGAAGTAACAGAAACTGCACCATCTATGTTCAAAACATTTACTGGTAATCCACCACCACTTTCAGGTTCTGTGATTGGTGGTAGACAGATCAGAACTGGTGGTAAGGATATTATTACATACACCCAAGACGTTACATATACTGGTAATTCCTCTATCTCATTTCCATCAGCATGGAAAGTTATGGAAGTTGAATTGCATGGTGGTGGTGGATCAGGTAGTAGTGGTCAAGCAGCAGGTAATGATGGTCAAGATGTAAACTTCTCAGTTACAGCAGGTGGTACATTACTTGATATAACTGCTGGAGGTGGAGAGGGAGGAGGAAAATCAAATAATTACACAAGTGGTGGTACTGGTGGTGTTACTACAAGTTCAGGTAGTGCAGTATCTGATGGAACCTTTACTGCTGATTTTAGTCAAGATGGTACTGCTGGTCAGATAGGTTCAGGAGCAAATGGAACATATCCTGGAGCACAAAACCCAACTAATCCTGGACAAGCAGGTACTGGTGGTGTAGGTTTAAAAGATGGTGTTACAGTTGGTGCTGGTAGTGATGGTATTCATACACAAATTGGTGGAACACCTTTAACCACAACTAACACTTATACATCATTAAGTTTGCAAAGTGTAAATCTTAGCACAACTTCAGAATTTACTGATATTTCAATTACTATTAAAGGTGGTGCAGGTTCAAGTTCACAACAGGGAACAAGTGGTAATCCACGTGGTGGTTCAGGAGGTAATGGAACAGTAATGATACTTGAATGGAAAAATCCTGAAGCAACTACAGACTATGCATTTCAAGTACAGGCAGGTGGTGCAGGTAGTTCTTCTAGTGGAGCCAATGGTGATGGTCAAGGTGGTGCTGGTGGTAGTGGATATGGAAATTCAGATGGAAAACGTGGTGGAGATGGATACTCTGATGATGGCGGCGGCGGTGGTGGTGCGTCTGTTCTTATCTATTCCAACCAACTAATTGCTGGTGCTGGTGGCGGCGGTGGCGGCGGTGGAAAACAGGAAGGAGGATCTCCATATAACGGAGGAAATTCTAAAAATGCTACTACATTATACAATAGCACTGCTAGTAATATTTTCACAGGTGGTGGATCAACTGGTGGTAACTACGGTTGCGTAGGTGGCGGTGGCGGTGGTGGAGGCGGTGGAGTCTCCAATTCCCAAGGTGGAGGCGGTGGAACAGGTGGAACAGGTGGCGATCCATCTGGCGGCGGTGGTGTTGGTGATCATGGTGGTGGAGAAGGTGGATATGCTGGAAAATCTGCATATAATACAAACTTTTTGACATTTGTAAATGCCTCTGCAAGTAATAGTGGTAGTGGATCAGTAATTATTTCATATACAGAAAGCAATCTTGCATGGTCACCTGGTGGTGGCGGTGGAGGTGGTGGTAACTATGTACGATATAAAATTGACAAGGATGATTTACCTGGTGCATCTGGTGCTCAAGTAGCATTTAATAATGTTGCTGCTGCTGGTGTTGGTGGTACAAGTAATGGACAATTACCATATGCAAGAGTTGGATTTGGTGAAATTACTGGATATGAAGGTGGTGAGGTTAGTACATCAGTAGGAGATATTATTATTGATGCAAATGAAAGTACAGATATATTTGCATCTGGTGCAGGTAACGGTGCTGGTGGTGGATTTAAACTACCAACTACACAGGTTCCTGAAGTTGAATTTGTAGGTGGTGGTGGTTCAGGTGCTGCTGCTACTGCTGTTGTATCTAACGAGAAAGTTACATCTATCACATTGGACAGTGGTGGATCTAATTACACATCTGCACCAGTAGTTCGCATTAAACATGGTGCTGGTACTCGTGCATTTGCTACTGCTACTGTAGATGAAACTACTAAAATAATTACTAATGTTGCTCTGTCACCATTGCTTACACCTGAAGCATATAATAGTGGATGGGGATACGTCAAGTTAAGTGGTGATGATCTAGTAAGATATATTACTATAAAAGCAGCAGACACAACCAATGTAACACGTTTTAATATTAAAGTGGCACGTGGTAATGGTGTAAATGGTGGTAACTTGCCTGAAAATGGTGGTGATGAGTTAAAATTATATTATAATACTGATGGAAGTAGTAATTTTAGTAATTTCATAGGTGTTATAGTTCCAATTCCATCATCAGCAGAAATTGGTAGTCAATATGATGGTACTGGTAGTGGTAGCAATCCAACTAATTGGTATTGGTATGGTATTGATTTACCATCTGCTGCACAAAAACCAAATGTGCAATTTAAAATTGTACAAGACAGGAATCCAGCTGGTGCAGCAAATGACAATTCATCTGATACAGATCATTATGGTATATGTGATTTCATATATGAATATAAGGAAACAACTGAATTAAAATTTGTTCCTGCTGGTGGTAAGATGTCAACAAATATTGATAGATTATCATATGAAGTTGAAGGTGCTACTGATGGATTTTATACTTCAGGTGCTACTGGTAATGATGCTACCTTTAGATTGACATCACAAGTACAACTTGTGCCAGATGCTGCAATTGATCCAGATGAGGATATACCACTCATTGAACCATATCATTTGTGTAAGTACCTTATCAAAGCATTCTAAATAAACAAGGGAACGTCTATCTAACATGGCAACACTAGAATTAATATTGCAAGTAGATGCAATACAAAAAACAGTTACATATAAAAATGTGACTAAGAATATTACTGACACTTACTGGACTAGTGACATTGTTCCTGTATTGTATCCTTTGTGGGATAGTGATAAGGATAAGTTAGCGTTGTTTGCATGGTATGCAAATGATACTTACATGGCACAGAAACGTAAGTACACCAAGAACTTCAAGACTGATACATTCTATTGGAATGATTATGAGATGGAGGATGTTGGTGGTACTGAAG